TAACAGATACCTTGCCATTGTATTCTGCAATGCAGTCTACAGTTCCTGCTACTTCAAGGTAGTCAGAATATAGCTTGGTTTCAAGACAGTGTATATTATTTATCTTATCTAGTTCAGGCTTCAAAGCTTTAAAAGCTTCTAAATCAAATATTGAAACTTCGGACGGGGAGTTGAGTAGATAATTTTCGCAAAGCGTGTGTACACGAGTTCCTCGATTGGAGGCTCTGGCAGCGACTCTATTTGCTTCTTCTTCTCCAACTCTTTTTCGCCATTCGAAGAAAGCATCTTTCCCATGAAGTCCTGTAACAGACGTAACGGAAGGATAGGCTTTACCACTTGGTGTTTGGTACACTCGACCTGCGGGGGAATCGATGCGTTTGAGTGTACCAATATCATGATGTATGTGATTAAACATTAATGTGATTCTACGTGATCTTCATACTTAAGTTTAGCTAGAATGTAGTCTTTAACAAGAGATGATCTTACAATGTCTTCGGGTGTAAATTCAATTCTTGTAAAAGCTCTCATATGAGAAGCAATATCAAAGAACTTTAAGATGCCCGACATATCATTCTTTTTCTTGTTCAAGTCAGTTTGACGATAGTCTCCACACCAAATAATCTTAGAACGATAACCAACACGAGTCATAACAGTATCAATCTCTTCATACGTTAAGTTCTGCATCTCGTCAACGATAATGATTGCATCGTCAAAACTCATACCACGAATAAACGAAGTAGAGATAAACTCAATATGCCCTTGTTCTTCAAGTCTGTTGTAAGCTTCAGCTCTTCCAAATAGTGTAGTACAAATTTGCTGATATGGTTGACGATAGATTTCAGTCTTCTCATTGAGGTCGCCGGGAAGATGCCCGACTTCACGAGATGGAACTGCAGAACGTACTATAATAATTCTATTGAATGGATTTGATTTGTCTAGTACTTCTTCAAGAGCTTTATATAATGCAATGAATGTTTTGCCTGTACCAGCAACTCCATGTAAAGCTACAAAATAGTCTCCTTGTTTATACGCATCATAGAATTTCTTCTGATTGTCTGTAAGAGGATCAAAGGTCTTAAGATCATCGATTCTAATTCTTAATACATTGTTAGGTTTTGGTTTTTGAATTTCCTCAGAAAGAGTAGCATCAAGCTTTACTGCACCAATTTTTCTAGCCATTGTTTTCCCTATACGTTCATTTTACTTCCGGGATTTCTTCGATGAATGTTTCGCAACACATCTCGGAACCCGCCTTGATCGCCACGCCCAAGACGAATAGGGTCACCAATACCGGGTGCACCGCTAAACATTGATTGGATGTGGGGATTTTCTTCGAGATAAGTATCTCTTGCTGAGATACTCATGAATTTTTCAAACTCTTCACCGGTGTCATTATTTTTGAAATTATAAGTTGGCATTACATATTCACTGTTGAGGTTGAGACGATTTGACCACGTTTGTTAGTAATAACATAGCAATCTTCGTTGTACTCAGTATTTATACCATCAAAGAACCACTTTGGCATAGGACGATCAGTCCAACGAGACATTGCACGCTTCGAACCAATGTAGTACTTACGATATGACTCTGCAACATCGCCAACTTTGTATTCATCCGGCATTGCAGGAGTTGGAGGAGTAAAATCACCCTTAGGAATCTTGTAAGGAAGACGTGAAAGCGCATGCTTCAGTCGTTCGCTTGCATGCACTCTACCATAACGATAAGTGTATTCATCCATTAGCTCAACCCACATCACATAAAGCCAATCATAATTAGCGCTGGACTTTCTAGCCCAAACGGCAGAAGGATGATTGATATGAGTAGCAGAATAAAGTATGTTGTCACGATTATCACCAAGACGCCAATCACGTATATTACGGCCGGCAGGAGATAGATGCTTACCTTCAGTACCATCCAAATAACGATGAGCAGTAGAAAGAAGCTGAGCATATTCCAGGATCATTTTGACCACGTGTTTGTCGTTATGCATTTCTGCGCAAGTACGTGGGTTTGGGTCAAGATAAAAGATATTCATATCTCTATTATACCACAAAAAAGAATTATTGTAAAATTTGATTTGCGATCATCTGCATGCGCAAAACGTCCATAACAATGTCGTGGCGTGGATCATGCTTTACAAACTTGTCTTTATGCGCATTGATCATAAATCCATTGTCGATGTCCATGCCAAAAGCCATTCCTTCAATCATAGAACGAGTGTCACGAATGCTGCCCCAATGAATAGGACTAACCTTGCCGACTGAAGCTAGAACAGAATCTAGAAAAATAGGATCGAATGTGTTGCCGCGGGTGTAAGACTTCTTCACACTCTTAATATCAACATTGTCTAGAATAAACTGATGAAGCTTAGTGATAGACACATCAGCACTTGAAGGCTTGATTTGTTTTTGAGCTTCTTTAGGTTGAGTCATCCACCAGTCAATAGTAGACTGCTGAGTTTTTCTCTTATAGTTCTCCATTTGATCAAGAACATCAAACTTAATATAGCGTGTAGAGTCTAATAGTTCATCATAGCTATATGGACTTTTAATATAACGAGACTCTGAGAAAGTAAGCAGCGCAAACGAAGTTACGACTCCATTGCTTGGAATATTACTCAAAGTTTCAAAATCATAAATTACACATTCATTCATATCATTCCTCAATTTGGATTCGTGGGACTTTTTTCCATCCCATAATAGTATAATGCTGCAGTTCTACTCGTGCAACTTTGCCCTTTTTCATAAACTCAACAACTCTAAGTTCTGGTTGCGTTGCAGCAACCGGCACATTATGCGCACTCCATGAAGAAGGACCTGTTGCTCCAGTAGCACCAGTAGTTAATGTGTTTCCATTTCCAACTGTAAGAGTGCCGGTATATGTTTTCTGAGAAGTATGTGGAATGTTCACAGATGTAATATCTAATTTGTTTATAAGCATGCTTTCCATTTCTCTGATCAATTTAGTTCTTATTTGTCTTTCAAGTTCTACCTCAGTCAATCCAAGGTAGCGATATTCGTCAATTGTAAATTGAGATTTTATTACTTTATCCACCTTGCCACTCCAGATAAAGATCAGAAAGTTGCGCTAAGGTGTCACCTATCTCTTTATGAAGTACTGCTGTGCCGCCTGCTTTTCTGTAAGAGTCGACAACGTGTTCAGTGTCATCAACTAGAATATTCCACGGATGAGCAAACTGCGCTTTCTTGGCACCACCAGGAACGATGTTTGCCTTATAGTCAATGCCATTCGCTTTCAACCATTCGCTCTTGTGACTCACAACTAGATCATGATATTTTTCTCCACCTGAAGAAGAAAGAATTTCCACTGGAACTTTTAATCCACGAACAAAGTTTAACAGTTCGTCTGCAAACTCATGTTTTTCAAGTCGAGTAAACGCTTTGCTTGTAACAAACTCGTCCCAGTTGTTATAAAAATGTTTTGATCGAGCAACAACACCTTGAGGTCGTTCACCAAACATTTTTTCATATTCTTTATTGAAGTCGGTGAGCACACCGTCCATATCAAGATAAATTTTCATTATTCAACTCCAAAGAAATATTCCCTAATTGCTACATAGCTATCAATACCACATTGAACATACCCGTCCCAATGTGTGTCTTTCATCATGTCGTCATTATCTAGCACAGGGTTATATTGTTCCTCAACCTGACGCATACATTCCCTAACAATCAACATGGCGAATTTATTAATTTTATCATTATCTTGGTCTGCAAAGAATCCAGCTTGTTTAGAAAGTTCTTTAATTCGTTCGTTCATTTTTCTAATGCCTTTGTAAAATGTTCAATTATATGTCGCAAGTCAGTTGCCGTCAAGTGGACATCAATTAATTGGTCAAATTGTTCATCGTTAGAGGTGTCTGACACCATCAACACAAATGCCTCGTTGCCTACTTTTCTCAAACTAAGGTCCACATAACGGTTGTCCACATCGTAAACACAGCGAGAAAATGAAAATACTTCTTGTTCATTCATTCTTACTCCTCAATTTTACTCCAATATATTCCAAGAACTTTTTTTATCATCCACCGTTGAAACTTGTTAGGAGGATTCTCAACATAAATTGCTATACGTGTGTTGGTTGCACCACCAAAAGAGATTTGCCAATTAGGTTTCGGCGGCTGATAAAAGCTGTATGATTCCATTATATCACAAACCTTTATTAATGTAAAACTCGCGAATGCCTCTTGCATCATGAAGCGCGTTGTGTGGGACAAGCGACACGTAGTCAATGTTCAAGTTCATTTGAAAATTGATAATCTTAGGTGTGTTAATTCTTAAACCTGGGCCGGCGATTAATGCTTGACAAAAATAGCGAATGTCATCGGGCCAATCTACGATGATAGTGCAAGTACCAACTTTCATTAGATATTCTGAAAGTTCTGATTGAAACTTTGAATAAGACACTGGAGCTAGAATCAAATGTGGTACTACATTATCTCTTACCCACGGCTCAAGTTGATCTCGCATTTCGAGTTCCATGTAGAATTCTGGAAGTGTAGTATCTTCTGGCACGATAGCCATTGAGATTAGTGCACCACCAAAGCCATTAAATTCTGTGTCTAAGAATAGTCTTTTCATTTTCCATGTATCCATTCATTCTCTTGATCTTCATCATAAAGGATTAACCCTTCAGTCTCATGCCATTCATAGCACTCTTTGCAGAGGCTAGTGTATTCAAGCGCTCGTTCATTCTCGTTATTATATGTAGCAACTGTGCAATCCCAAAGATGACTGATGTGCTCAACCATGTGTCCACAACTAGCTGTAATCATTTTTAAATTTCACAGTTTCTCTCCGCAATGACGACACATTACAGCAGTGGCATTACGCATTTCTTTAAGTGTTCGGTTAAGCTTACGCGCATCTGCAATGATACGACGTATAGCTGCTTTGTCACGTTCATGCTTAGCCTTGCTCAGTTCTTGTTTAAGGTGCAACTTCATCTTTTGAAGTCTGCCTTCGAAGATTTCAATAAAGCCAGTTATGCCAGTAGAATCACTCATTCTT